AGGAGGTTCGCGGACCAGATTTCCGGGCGGAAATTCAGGATGCTCACGGTGTGCTCCTTTCAGGGCACGAAGGAGTGATGGTGTTAGCCGCCGAGGAGGTGCTTGAGGAGGCCCTTGTTCTGGGCTTCGACGATCTGCTCAGGCGACATGCGCTTGAGTTCCTCTTCGGTGATTTGGCCTTGCTCGCCGGACCCGCCGGTCTGCTCGATGCCGCTCGCGCCCACCGCCCGGGTGGCCTTGAGGTAGGGGTTGTTCTCGACGGCTGCTTTGATGGCGGCGTCGATCTTCTCGCTGTCCTTCGCGGGGTCCAGCCCGTTGATGGCGGCGAGGAAGCTTGTGGAGTCGAGGAGCCGCGCCGGGTCGGCGCCGTGGGTGGCAGCGTTCTTGAAGACGGCGAGCTCGCGGGCTGCGCTCGCTGCTGCGGCCTTCGCAGCGTCGCGTTCCTGGGCGGCCTGCTGGGCTGCTTTGGCGGGGTCCTCGGTGCCGTCCTCTTGGAGGCCGAGGGCCTTGAGGATGCCTTGGATCTTCGTCTCGGTGCCGTTGGCCTTGACCCGGTTGTCGCCGGCCTCCTTGCGGAGGTCGCCGATGAGCTTCTGCACGTCGGCGGGCAGGGACTCGACCTTGCCGTCCCACGCAGGGGCGGCAGGCGGTGCGGCCGGCGGTGCAGCTGGGCGTGCTGCGGGTGGATTGGCCGGGGGCGTGTTGCCCTCCCCGCCGTCGCCGTCGGGGTTGGCGTTCATCTGAGCGTCGCCGAATAGTGCCCTGTGGTGCTCGAGGAGCGCGGCGATGCCGCCGGGTGCGGTTGGGTCGATTCCGTGGATCAGGCGCTTCGCGCTCATGGTGCTGTTCTCCTGTGTGAGTGTGGGTGTTTCAGTGGAGTCCGAGGTTCAGCTGCTGCCTGCGCGGCCGGTTCACCAGGCCGTTGTCGGCCGCGAACTGCTTCGCTGCCGCGGCGCGGTCCCTGATGGTCTGGGCGGCCTGCTGCTTCTGGGCTGGGGTGATCGCCGCCGCGAGCTCAAGGCGCGCCTGCCGCACCCGCCGCTCCAGGTACCGCTGCCGCTGCAGGGCCTTGTACCGGGCCTCGTCCGCGTCGGACCAGTCGTTGGCGTGGAGGATGGTGGCGCCGGGCATGAACGGGTTCAGGGTGTGCCGGCAGTTCGGGTGGAACAGCCCAGCCGCCCGCGCCTCGTCGATGGTCGCCGCCACCGTGAAGGTGACGTCATCGCCGGTGAGGGCCGACGGTGCCGTCACGCTGCCGGAGACGGTCTGGGCGAGTACCTTGCCTTCCCATGGGGCGCAGAGTGGGCAAGGGCGGCCGTCGCTGCTGATGGTGAAGTAGTCGATCCCTGCCCGGGTGAACCGGTCCAGGTGGGAGGCGTTGTAGGCGCGCTGGGTGGCGGTGCGGACGGCCATCTCGACGTAGGTGGCGAGGTTCCACTGGCGGCCCGAGGCGTCGGTGAAGCCGGTGACGCCCCTTGAGGTGAGCTGCCGCCACGCGGCGGCCTGGGCCTCAGCCGGGGCCGCCTTCGTGATGATGCCAGCGACCATGTCGAACACCTCGCCGGTCTGATTGAGCGCCCCGGACACGGTGGCTGCCCGGTAGGCGTCGTCAGCGAACCTCGTGATCCGCCCCGCAGCCTGCGAGAGGGACGAGGCGAGCTCTAGCGCGATCATCCGGCCCGTGTTGGCGTCGTGGCCGATCTCGTACCCGGGCGGCGGGGACCAGCCGAGCGCACTGTTCAGCCGCGCGATCGTGGTCCTAGCGTCATCGTCCCCGGCCGTGGTCGCCCTCGCTGCCACGGAGGCGGCCAGGGGGCCCGCTTTCGCGGCGGTGTCGGCGGCTACACGCCGCGCGAGGTTCTGCAGGTCGGTGTACAGGTTCGCGGCCCTGGTGGGGTCGTCGATGGCCTGCTGGACGAGCTCGGCGGAGCCCACCACGACGGTGAGCTCCGCACTAAGGTAGATGCCCTCAGCCTGTTGGGCTGCCTGGTCCGTCGCTGCCGGCAGGCTGCTGCTGCCCGCCGCCGGGTTCGGCTCCTCCGCCTGTGCCGCCATCGCTCATGCCCCCGTGCGCCATGTCGAACATCGTCAAAGGGTCCGGGACGGCCGACTGCTGGCGCTGCGCCTGGATCTTCTGCACCTCTTCGTTGACGTCGTCCTCGTCCCAGTCCGGGTGCAGCATCCCCACGATCGTCTCGTCCGAGGCGGCGTCGGCTGCGCGGAGCAGCTGCGCGGTCTGGGCGAGCGTCAGCTGGGACTCCTGCACGGCGTCGGGGAAGGACACATCGGGCGGGGCCGGGGTGACCTTCGTGTTGAAGATGGCCTTGTCGACCCAGAGGAGCTTCTCGAGGATTTCCTGCAGCGCGGGCCGCCATTCCCGGATTTTGCGGTCGCGGGTGAGGAGGGAGCGCTGCTGCTTGGCCTCGATCTCGGTGGCGGTCTTCGTGGACCCGCCGCCGTCGTAGATCCCGAAGGTCTCCTGCGAGTACCCGGCGGCCTGCAGGATGTCCAGGATCAGCTGCCCGGCGGTGTCCTTGTGCTCCTGGACCCGGATGGCGAACTGCTGGGCGGTGATGAGGTCCTGCATGCCCTGGCCGTCGCCTTGGAGCATGTTCATCGGTGCGAAGGCTTCCTGCTCCGCGTTGAACGCCGACCCGGACCCGGTGCCGGCGTTGTCGAGAAGCTGCCGGGCGATCATGATCCTCGACTTGCCGAGGCGGATGTCGCGCATCCACGAGGTGTAGACCTCGTCGAGGGCGTCCATGAGCTGCTCGGGGCCGTCGAGGTCGGAGCGGCCGAGGTTGCGGCCGACGGGGTCGGTGCGCCACCTGCGGTTTGGCCGCTGGTTCGGCACATACCTGACACAGAGGCCCGGGCTCTCGGAGGAGATCGCGCCGAAGCTGTTGACCATGGCCGCGAGCGGGGCTGTGGCGGGCTGGTCGGTGAGGGGAACGACGTGGCCGAGCTTCTCGTCCGCGCCTTCGTAGAGGCCGTGGAGGATGATGCCGTTCCCCGCTGCGTCGAGCTCGTGCCGTTCGAGGTGCCGCCATACCTGTTTGCCGTCGCGGGCTACGACCTGCCAGAACGTGACGGCGGTGAGGCGGCCCCACATGAACTCGGGGATGGCCTGGTCGGTGTCCACGTGCGTCAGGAAGGGGGCGTCGGGTGAGATGGTGGCGTCCCAGGTGACGCGGAGGTAGACGCCGCCGAGGGCGGCGGCGACTTCGGCTGCCGTGGCGATCTCGGTGTGGAAGCCGTCGTCGATGAGGTCGGCGAGCCTGTCTTGGGTGGACTGGTCGTCGGCTTCGACGGTGATGGTGTCGGAGAAGAGGAGGTCGGCGCTCGCTTGGCAGAGTTCTGCGGCGATGGGGACGTGGAGTTTGACTCTGCGGTCGGGGCCGCGGGTGGCTTCGCCCCAGAACCAGCGTTGGATGGCGCGGCCGACGGTTGCCCGGAATCCGCCGGCGTCGGATGCGAAGAACCCTGTGCTGGTTGGGTCGTAGCCGGTGCGGCCGCCGTACAGGCTGGAGAGTTCGTCGGGGTTGCCGGTCCACCAGGCGTTCCAGGTGGCGTAGAGGGGGAGGATGTTGGCGAGCTGTGCGGGGGGCCATGTTTGGCCGTTGCCGGGCAGCGGCATTGGTCCTCCCGTTCCGGGTGTCTAGTCGTCGTCGTCGCTGCTTGGGGCGTGCGGAGCCGGGACCTCGGCAAGAAGCTGCCCCCGCCACAGCGCCTCCGTCGTCGCTACCGCGTAGCGGAGGGCATCCATGGAGTCGTCGCGGTCCTTCACCGGGGCGTCCACGCCCTTCTCGGCCTTCTTCTCATCCCACACGTAGTCCGTGATCTCCTCGAGCACCCCCGTGCAACGGTCCGAGACACGCAGCAGGTCCTTCGAGAGCAGCGAGGACACGAGCCCGATGCCGTACAGCACGTTCTTCCGCGCCCCCTGCGTAGGCAGGCCGTCATGCATGAGCTCGGCCCGGAAGTCCGCGGCCGCACTGTCGACGATCACCCACTCGGGTGTGAGCGGCTGCGTCGGGTGGTGCGGCTGGGTGTAGATCCAGTCGCGCACCGTCCGGGACTGCTGCGACGGCGACTGCCGCGCCTCCGTCGTGGCGGCCTCGATGCGGAGCTCGTCGACGGCGTACAGCCTGCCGTCGTAGCCGAGCCCGAGCAGCACCACCGAGGTGGGATGCTGGGTGCCGTAGTCGATGGACGCGCACAGCAGCCTGCGCAGCGGCGGCAGGTCCGCCCACAGCACCTTGTGGCGGTCTTCGTCCCAGCCGTCGTACACGGCGCCCTCGGCGTTGGTCCACTCGCCGCGGATGAACCGCTTGTAGAACACCCCGGTGAACGAGGCCTCCATGTCGGCGATGTAGTCGGGGCCGGGGTCGCCGCCCTCCCAGTAGAGCGGGTTGTCGTGCATGGTGAACGCGAACACGACCATGCGCTTCTCTTTGGCCTTCAGGATCCACTTCAGCCGCAGCCAGTGCCGGGTGCTGCCGGGGTTGGTGGTGGCAAGCAGCCGGGACCCGGCGACGCGGAGACGGGTGC